CCATTGTCTATTGGGCTGCTGCACGAAGTTTTCTTGCTTTGTGCAGCAGCTTTTTTTATTCATTGCATAAAATGGCGGTCGTATCTGTCAGGTAGGAACTAAGTCCTTTTTTGACTGTGAAGTCATTCCCTTTGAAATGACGGGCTTTGCGCTCCTGTGCGTGCCGATTTGTCTACCGTTTGTCTACGGAATTACTTGTCTACAATCTGCGCGAAGAGGGCGGCGGTTGCACGCTGCATCTCTTCAGTATCATGCGCGTAGAGGTTCTGGGTAATGGAGACATCCGCATGGCCGAGCCGGGCGGCAACATCGATAGGGTTTGCCCCCGCCTCGATGAGTTTGGTTGCGTGTGTATGGCGAAAGCTGTGTGAGTTCAGCCCCAAGGCACGCAGCCGCCCGTGCAGAGCCATATAGTAGATCGGTAGTCCGAACTTGTCCGTACAGACGAGCGGACAAAGATGAAAACCTGTCGGCGGGGGTTCTATCTTCGGCGCGGTATAAAGACTGCGCTCGGCGGTTTCATAGACACGCTGGTAGGCGTTGCCAAAACGAAGCTCGTTCTCTGTCTGGATTCGTTTCCAGTGGGCGAGCTCTGTCATCAGGATCTCATCCATATAAATCTCGCGTGTGCTTGTTCGGGTCTTCGGATCGGCGAAATAACACTGACGCTTTGCGCCGACGGTTGCGAGCTGGCGATGGATGTAGATTCTTTGATTCTGCATATCGACATCGTCCCACATAAGCCCGAGTACTTCACCGATGCGTGCGCCCGTGTGATAGGCGAGAATCAGTGGAATGTGATATTTGTGCCCACGTGGAAATCTTTTCATGAGCGCGCGGAACTGTTCCCCCGTGATAATGGTGCGTTCTACAATTTTTGCAGGTGCTGATCGGGGGACACGGATATCGGTGCACGGATTGCCGGGGATGAGCTCTGCCGGATAGACTGCGTATTTGAGTGCAAGGGACAGGACGGACTTGGAAAGGGAAAGTGATCTTTTGGAAAGCCCGCGTTCGGCAAGCCGTTTCATCCAGGCATCGACATCGCGAGGGCGGATATCCTGCACATGGAGATCGCCGAGAATCGGAAGGATCCGCACGCGGATCACAGAGCTATAGTTGTGATAGGTTCCGCGTGTCACATTCGGGCGCATGACATTCTCCAGCCACGCAACGAGATAGTCGCGCAGCTTGATCCGCTCGCTTGTGATGCCGATGTTGCCGGACTTCCAGTCTGCGTATGCGGCGACACCTGCATCATACGCTTCCTGCTCCGTCGCATAGCCTCCCTTCTCGATGGCACGGCGTTTGCCTGTCGTCGGGTTCTTACCCGCGTCAAAGGAGTAGGAGTAGGTGCTGCCGCGTCTCCTCGTGCGGATCGTTGCCTTCTTCGCCATAATAAAACACCTCCGAAGATTCGTTGTGGAATAATCCCCGAAGGTGTGATATACTTTATCTTGTTACAGAGTGGGTATATCTCTTCGGAGATTGCTTGCTTCACCGCTCATCGTGTTTGCCGCACGGTGGGCGGTTTTTTAGTTTATTTTATGACTTTCCCTGGGGTTAACTGCTGATTATACAACCACTGATCGGGGTCAATGGCTGTATTGGGGTATGAGATTGCGACGGAAAGGGCGTATGTGTAGACTAGATTACCGTATGCTCCATCACCAGGGCGGCTGAATGATCCGCCATAAGTGACCACGTTTGAAGCATATCGTTTGACTAGATCGTCACCGAGTTCTAGCGCAGTATTCCTATCTACCGACGAATCAACTATCAACGATATCATAATCTCTTTGGATTCGTGGAAGGACATAATACGCACGCTGCTGACACGCGGGTCAGCTTCTGTTTCACGTATTGTACTCCGAATAGCAGCGTCTATCGCACGCGCATCGCGCTCGTTTACCACCGACTTCGATAGCTGTTCTTGCTTATGTTTTTCTTCAGCTGCAGTTTTCTGTTCTTCCGCTTTTTTTTCGGCGGCGTCTTTTTCTTTTGCAGCCCGTTCTTCTGCTCTTCTTTGCTCACCAGCCGCAATTTGTTCTGGTGTTCTGGTCTCTGCGAACATGATTCCGGAGATGGCGCAAACACCCACAGAAGCCGCAATAAATAGAAGTATGCGGCGGCGATTATGCTTCGTTTTCCGAAGAATGACATACAGAAGAAATATAACGCCTCCTAGAACTGCTCCGATTGAAGCCAAAAACAAAAATGCAAAGAAAGCATTCATTGACATCACTCCCTATCATAAATCTATAGTTGCTTCAGTTCGACAAACTCCTCCGGCACACCGACAGATCGTGCGAGTTGGTATACAGTACACTCTGGATACTCTTGTAGCAGATCGTCAGGGAGAAGAAGCTCGACAGCGAAGGTGTTCGCCTGCCGTTCAAACTTACCTTTGGAGTAAAACGTACCCTCACAGAGCCACTGCACGTTGATGTCGGGATGACAGATCGCGTGCCCGAGTTCATGTGCACATACGAAACTCTCAAGGTGTTCCGGCAGATCACTATTTAGGATGATGCTCTGTACTCTATGATACTTCGTATAATAGCCGAGAACTGACTTTAGCTCGTTGTGGATGATTTCGATGTTCCGGTATTCTGCAATCTCAAACGGATTCCGTGTGTTATATTTCGCAACGAGCGTTGAAACGATTTCCCTTATATCCATATCATTCCCTCTGCTCACGGAAAGTTATTTTCGATACTTCTTCGGCGTGAATTTCTTCTTTGCGATACGCTTTGAGAGGGTCATTGCCTGTAGGAGCGAGGCTTTCAGCAGCTCCATATCCTCTTCGTCCTCGAGTTCGCCCATCGCAGCAGAACCCTTGAGCGAGTGCAGCATATCCTCGAGGTCTTTTGCAATCTGTCGCTCATCGCGTTGCGTAAGCGCGGGCAGATCGTCGGATGCGGGCGCGGGGGTAATATTGATTTCAAGCCCGTTATCTTCTATTAGATTGCTCTTTTTCAAGCCAAAATGGTCCGCGATTTTCTGGACTGCTCCCATGCGCGGCTCTTTTGTTCCGTTTTCCCATGTTGATACGGCTTTGTCTGATACACCTGCAATCTGAGCCAGCTCCTTTTGAGACAAGCCGTGCATAGCCCGCAGACGTTTAATGTTTTCACCTATCGACATTCTTATCACCCCTATGCCCATACTATACTAAAGGTAGAAAAAAATCAATATAGAAATGAAAAAAATCTACTTTTGGGGGTTGATATTCCACTAAAAGTAGAGTATACTTTAGCCATGATATAAGAGAAAGGGGGAAGCGAGGAGATGAAGCTTAGCTTGAAAACGGCTCGTGTGAACGCCAATATGTCACAAGCACAGGTGGCAAAACGCCTCGGCGTTCACGTCCAGACGTACCGTAAGCTAGAGGAAAATTCGGATACGGCAACGATAGGGCAGGCAAAGAAGTTGTCCGCCCTTCTCAAAGTTCCGTATGACGAAATTTTTTTTGCCCCGTAACTCTACTTTTAGTAGATTACAACCGCGAAAGGAGATGAAGGGAGATGCGAGTCACATACTACACGTTCCCGGCAGAGGCAAGCCCGGCAGACTGCATCCGTGCGTATCTCAAAGCGAAGGAATGGACGCCGGACATGAACGACCGCGAGGACAAAGTACACTACCGCAACCTCAAGAGCAAGATTGAGGAGTACGGAGAGATTGAGTGCAGCGTGTCTTTTGCGAAGAAGATGCTCCGTGCGATCGGCGGCAATGCCTATACGCAGCACTTCGACCGCAGCGGCTGCCTGTTCGAGACAACACCGATCCTTCTCACGGGCAACAATTCGCAGCATCACTACAGTCGCCATCTGTAAGAGACGAAATCCCCCGCTATGCGGGGGAACAACAACCGCGAGAGGAGGTGACATAATGGCAAATGCTAATCCGTTCGATGTGCTGCGAGACGAACTCACAGAGATCGTCCGCAACATCGTCCGTGAGGAGGTGCAAAAGCTCAAGGCAGAGCAGTCCAAGGCTGCGCAGCCCGCAGCGCAGGAGGATGACAGGCTTGTCGGACGCGAGGAGATCGCACGGCGGCTGGACATCACGCCCGACGTTGTGACGGCGAAGATGGGGCGCGGCGAGCTGGTCTGGACGATCGACCCGATCAGCGGGCAGCGCAAGATGAAGAAGTCTTGGCTGGATGCACTTATTAGAGATATGCCCGCCTATCGCGGACTGCTGAGCGCAAGAAAGGAGGCGGTCGCATGATTGGAAAGAAGGCTGTCGTAGGTGCGGCAATCGCACTTACCGCAATCCTCTGTGCGGGGGCAGCAACACATGATGGCGGCAAGAACGCCGTCCTCGTTGAGGAGGTCTACGTTGTCAAGCCCGGCGATACTCTTTGGGGGATCTCGGAGACATACCTGCGGAAGAATACGGGTACTCGGAGATACATCCTCGAGTACAAGAGTGGCGTCGAGGAAAACAACCCTTGGCTGCTCGATCGGCACGGGATGATCTATCCCGGAGATAAGTTGACTCTCACATATTGGGTGCGAGGTGATGAGTGATGGAAACGAGCTCGTTAGAACGCGAGACCCTGCTGCGGTGCGGCAGGGTGAAGGTTGCAGTCGTTACTTATAGCCCGGGGTATATCATCACCCAATGGAGTACGATGCTCGTTGTTTTAGAAGAGGAGAACCCAACTATCTGGAATGCCGCCGATACGAAGGACGAAGCGTTGCGCTGCCATGATGAGGCGGTGCGACTGATGAAGATGTTGGGGGCTGAGGAGGTCAATAATGGAGTACGTTGATGGACGTAGATGGCGTTACCGCGTGATGCAGGGGCTTGATGGCAGTTGGAAGGCTCGCTATCGGAAGCCAAACAAGCCGTGGCAGAAGAAACGGAGGGATGATGAGGGCTGGAAAAACGTCGCTGCGCTTCCCTGGCGCAAGACGAAGGAAGAGGCGGAACACGACCTTGCGGTGTATGCAGAACGCAAGGGAATGCGCGTGAAGGAGGAGACAGAATGAAGAGTGAGTGGAAGATTTCGAGCCAGTATCTTGGCGGGAGAAAGGTCTATCAGGTGTACCGCATCAAGGATATGCGCATCGTCGATCACAGCGGTAACCGCGAATACGCGGGCGGCCTGACCGATGATGAGGCCGAGGCGATGGCACTTGCGGAGAAGCTGAACCGTGAACAGGCATAAAAAGAACCCGGAGCGACGCTAACCGCTCCGGGCGACAAGAAAGACTTACAAACACAGTATAACACAACTCAAGGAGGATTTACAACATGACAATCAAGATCAGCATCACCGAGCGCGATATCGCGGGAGCTCAGAAGGACGCCATCGCGAATCTCATCTGCTCGCTGCAGGCACTCAGCGCATCCACGAAGGTCAAGAGCGAGATCTCAGCGAGCTCGGAAATTGGCACGGAGATCGACCTCCCCGACGTACCGCACAAGACGAAGTCCTCGGAGACGGTCATCGTGCCTGACAAGGTCTACAAGGATGAGCCCATCCCCGCAAAACCCGCGCCCAAAGAAAAAACGAAGCCCGCACCTGCGCCGATGCCCGAGCCCGAGACGAATAGCGCGGAGGAAGTCGCTGCAGAGGAAGAGACACCGCTGCTTGAAGAGGCAGCAGAGGGCAACACCGCTGCCCCCGACCCCGACGATGCGGAGACAGACTACAAGAAGCTCCGTGAGACAGTGAAAGCGGAGTGCGCCGCGATCGCACGCAGCGGCAAGTCCAAGGCACTCAAGGCACTCCTCGCAGACTGTGGCGTTGAGAAACTCAGCGAAATCTCGGATGTCGCGCTCGAGGACTTCCTTAAAGAGGCGCGGGCGCTCTGATGGCACATGCAGTCCTAAGCGCATCAGGGAGTAAGCGGTGGCTCTCATGCCCGCCATCTGCCCGCCTTGAACGGAAGTTCCCGGACAAGGCGGGCGAAGCTGCGCAGGAGGGGACGCTCGCCCACGCACTCGCAGAGGCGCGGATCCGATACTGGCTCGGTGAGATATCCGAAAACGGTTTGACCCTCCGTATTGACAGCATCCGACATGACGCGCTCTACTCCCCCGAGATGGGGGCGTACGTCAGTGAGTACGTGGATCTCTGCATCGAGAAGATCAACGAGGCACACGGCACTGCTCTCGTCGAGGAGCGGCTGGACTTCAGTCGCTGGGTCAAAAACGGATTCGGAACGGGGGATATGGTCATCATCGGCGACGGCGTTCTCGAGATCGTCGATCTCAAGTATGGCAAGGGCGTCCCGGTCTCCGCTGAGGGCAACACACAGATGCAGCTCTACGCGCTTGGCGCGATCGAGCAGTACGGCTACATCTACGATTTTGACCACGTCCGCATGTCCATCTTCCAGCCGCGCAACGGGGGGCTCTCAACACAGCTCATGTCCGTGGAGGAACTCCTTGCATGGGGCGAGAGCATCAAGCCGATCGCAGAGCTCGCCTACGCGGGCAAAGGAGATTTCAAAGCGGGCGAGCACTGCAGGTTCTGCCGTGCAGCCGCGCAGTGCAAGGCCCTCGCGGACTACAACCTCGAGATCGCAAAACTCGAGTTTCGGGATGCCGACCTTCTCACCGACGACGAGGTGTCATCCGTGTTGGAACGTGTCGACGGGCTCGTGCGATACGCCGAGAAGATCAAGACCTTTGCCCTTGCAGAAGCACTCAAGGGTCATAAGTGGCCGGGCTTTAAGGTCGTCGCGGGCCGCAGCAACCGCAAGATCACCGACGCGGTGAAAGCCGTCAAGCTCCTGCGGGGGGCGGGGTACACCGATGATGTGATCTACAAGCCCTTGGAGTTGCAGACTATCACCGACCTCGAAAAGACGATCACAAAGAAGAAATTCGGTGAGCTCCTCGGGAGCGTCGTCGAGAAGCCACCGGGCAAGCCAACGCTTGTGCCGGAGGATGATAAACGGCCGGAATATGATCCGGTGCAGTCAGAATTTGAAGTTATGGAGGAAGAAGATCAATGAGCAGAATCGTTATCAAGAATGTCCGTCTCTCGTATGCGAATATCTGGGAGCCGAAGCGGATGCAGAATGACAAGGACGGAAAGATGCGCTACAGCGCATCGCTCCTCATCAGCAAGGACGACACCAAGACCATCAAGGCGATCAACAAAGCCATCGAGGAGGCGAAGGTCGAGGGCAAAGCGAAGCTCGCCAACAAGAACGGCGTCGTCCCGAAGAACCTCAAGCTCCCGCTGCGTGACGGCGATGAGGATCGCCCGGACGATGATGCGTACGCAGGATGCTATTTTCTCAACGCCAACGCAAGCGCGGACCACCCGCCTAAGATCGTCGACCGCCGTGTTGAGCCAGTTATGGATCGCTCGGAGGTGTACTCTGGGTGCTACGCCAACGTCAGCGTCACGTTCTTCGCGTTCAACACGCAGGGCAATGTCGGCATCGGATGCGGGCTCGGCAACATCCAGAAGGTGCGCGACGGCGATCACCTGACAGGCGAACGCTCTGCCGGCGAGGACTTCGAGGATCTCGGCGGGGATGATGACGACGATTTTCTCAGCTGATCGATAGAGCGGAGCCCGTGCGGAATATCCGTACGGGCTCTTAGAGGTATTCAGATGATACTATCCATTGACATAGAGACTTACAGCGATCTCGACATTAAGAAGGTTGGGGGGTACAAATACGCCGAGAACTGCGAGGTGCTGCTCTTCGCGTATGCGTGGGACGATGCACCCGTGCAGATCGTGGACTTCACAGCGGGCGAAGAGCTCCCTGCGGACGTTCTCGCAGCACTCACGGATAACGAGGTCATGAAATGCGCCTATAACGCGCAGTTCGAACGCACGGTGCTCAGTCATTTCCTACACCGCCGTAGCCCTGACATGCCGTTTCAGTTCCTCGACCCCGTCGGCTGGTCATGTACGATGGTACACGCCCTGACGCTGGGGCTTCCAGGAGGGCTTGAGGGCGTATCAAAGGCACTGCGCCTTGCAAACGATAAGGCAAAAATGAGCGTCGGAAAACAGCTGATCACGTATTTTTGTAAGCCGTGCAAGCCGACGAAGGTCAACGGCGGCCGCGAAAGGAACCTGCCGGAGCACGCGCCGGAGAAATGGGCACTGTTCAAGGAGTACTGCGTACGTGATGTTGTGGCCGAGCGAGAGATCCGTAAACGCTTCGCGAGCTATTCGCTGAGTGATCGCGAAAAGCGGCTTTGGGAGCTCGACCAGCGCATCAACGATCGCGGTGTCAGCATCGATGCGCAGCTCGTGTCTGAGGCGATAGCGTTTGACGCGGACTTCAAAGGGCGTGTTATCGCACAGGCGGCAGAACTCACGGGGCTGCCGAATCCCGCGAGCGGCGAACAGCTTCGACGTTGGATTTATAGAGAAGAGGGCTTCGCCCCGGAGTCCCTTGCCAAAGATGTTCTGCCGGATGTGATCAAACGGGCACAAAAGCCCGCAGTCAAGGAGATGCTGCGACTCAAACAGCTCATGTCCAAGACCTCTGTCAAAAAGTATGAGGCGATGCAGCGGGCACGCTGCGACGATAGCCGCGTACACGGACTGCTCCAGTTCTACGGCGCGAATCGGACGGGGCGCTGGGCGGGGCGGCTCGTGCAGGTGCAGAACCTGCCGCGCAACTCGATGACAGAGCTTGACGATGCGCGGGAGCTCCTACGCAGAGGAGATACGGATGCGATCGAGATGATCTATGCGCATCCACTCGATGTACTCTCTCAGCTTATTCGTACCGCGTTTGTCCCGCGCGATGGGTACCGCTTTATAGTCGCTGACTTCTCAGCGATCGAGGCGCGTGTGATTGCCTGGCTCGCGGGCGAAAAATGGCGCATGAAAGTTTTTGCCGATGGCGGGGACATCTACTGCGCATCAGCGTCCAAGATGTTCGGGGTGCCTGTGGAAAAGCACGGCATCAATGGACATCTGCGGCAGAAGGGCAAGATCGCAGAGCTCGCGCTTGGGTATCAAGGCAGCATCCCAGCGCTCAAAAATATGGGGGCAGATAAGATGGGCCTCAGCGACGAAGAGCTGCTGGAGATTGTGAACAGCTGGCGCAAGGCGAGCCCGCATATCAAGCAACTCTGGTATGACGTGGATGCGGCCGCCCTCGAGGCAGTCCGTGAGCGCAGAGCAGTGACACTACATCACGGTGTCGCGTTCTCAACCCGTAAGGGCATCCTGTTCCTTCGGCTTCCGTCGGGACGCAGGCTTGCCTATGTGCGACCGATGACTGAGATCGAGCCCGAATTTAACCGCGAAGGGCTGACCTATGAAGGGGCAGAGCAGACATCGGGCAAGTGGACACGCCTGCGCACCTACGGCGGCAAACTCGTCGAGAACATCGTCCAGGCAATCGCGCGTGACTGTCTCGCCGTTGCCATGACACGGCTTGAGGCGACGGGATATCGGATCGTGATGCACATCCACGATGAGGTTGTGATCGAGTGCCCCGCCGATGCGTGTGACCTGACGGACGTATGCCGCATTATGGGAGAGCCAATCGGATGGGCAAAGGGACTGATTCTGACAGCAGACGGATACGTTACAGACTACTACAAGAAAGACTAGGAGGACTTACAAATGATTAAATCACAGATGGAGCAGCAGCTCAGGGTATTGAAAGAGCTGGATGACCTGATCGCGCGCTCGGATGCAGAGGGTAAGACAGGCACGGCATCCGCCGAAGATGTGGACCACCTGCGCACATACGTCGCTGATATGCGGCGCGCGTGCAACGCTGCGATCGCAATTGAGACGGCGCTGACACCTCCGAAGGAGGAAAAGAAGGCAGAGCCGGCGGCAGAGGAGAAGCCTGCAAAACGGAAGTCTCGTGCAAAGAAGACAGAGCCGAAAACGGAAGCCCTTCTCGTGGATGTTCCTATGTCGGAGACTGCCGAAGCTGAGGACGACGATCTCAGCTTCTTGGACTGACGGGAGGCACTTATGCAGATTGCACAAGTAACGATCCCGCGAATGTTTGAATCGTACACAGCCTCCTCTGAGGACTACAACCCCGACGAGCTGATCTTCCGCTGTATGCACTGCGGTCACGACTTTAGGATCCTTGACCGACGTAACGGACAGTACTACCCCGTAACAGCATTTTGCCCGCAGTGCCGGATGCTCCTCCACTACGGCGCGCGAAACAGCGATAATGTATGGGCACACTACAATAAAGTTGTTCCGGTCACAATGTTTCTGTACCTCCATGAGTACAAGGACTTCGTCAAACTGGCGGTGTATGGAAAAGGGCTGTCGCCCGCTCCGCGCGGCTCCCTGGAATATTGGCAGGAGCACTCATATAAGGAGGAGTTCCGCTTTGATGTGAAACGGCGCAGAACTATTTGGACGCAGCACGTCAAGGGGGGGGAATCGCGGCAAATGGAACTCTGCGACCCAAAGGAGCTGATCGAGCTCGGACAGTCATCGATGATTCGCTATCTCTACACGCATTTCAGCATTGCGAAGCATAAGTCCGAGGTGCTCAATCTCCTGCGTCTTCTCCGAGAGACCGTCCGATCGAAACTGGAGCAGCGCGTCGGGCATAAAGTATCCTCATTCTTTTGTCCGGCGGGAAGCTCTGCCGGCTGGTTGCTTCTCCCGATCGGGAACATCGCCTATCGGATGGTGTTCAAAGATGCGTCGAACCTGCCTGCGAATCTGCGAAAGCTCAATACAATCGCGGGGAGAAACAATGTCGCGCAGCTGGGTCGTTTCCCAGAAAATACTGAACTCGAAGTCATCCGGCGTGCAAAAGATACCGTCACAGGAATAATCGCCGCCGCAGGTCTCCCGGATACGCGCTCTGTGCGCCGCGCGCTCACAAAGGATGCGTTCTGTCTGCAGCGTCTTGTGTTCCTGCACCAGCTCTTCGACCGTTCCGACCTTGCGATGCAGGCGTTTCCATTGTTCGGGAACTACGAGGGCGGTGAGCAGCGGGTCTATCCTCTTAATGATACACTGCTGCAGCTCAAGGAGTTTTACACGGGCGCGGAGATCCTGCGCTTCCTGCGCCGCAGTTCTGAGCACACTGTGCGAGACTCCCTGCAGATGCTTCACTTTCTGGGGAATATGTCCTATACGGAACTCCGACGTTGCCCGCCGAAAATTCGAAAACTGCATGATACGCTTGTCGCACTGCATCATAAGGAGCGGTATCCGGACTACACCTTTGATAATGAAACCGCGCCGATTCGTCGGCGCCTTGCGATGCAGCAGGACCGCATACAATTCTTCCTACCGGACTGCTCAAAGGTTCTCTACGACGCAGGAAAGACACTGCACAACTGCGTCGGGACGTACGCGCAGAGAGTTCGCAAGGGGGAAACACACATCGTCCTCATGTCGGATGATCGGGGCAAGCTGGTCGCGTGCATCGAGGTTACGGACGGTGCGATCAAGCAAGCAAAGCTCGACTGCAATCAGCCCGTCCACAAAAAGCCGGAGATCAATGCCGAGATCATCGCGTGGGCTGCGCAGGTTGGGGTGCAGTATGATACGTGCGCGGATATAGACACTCGGCCTCAGGTGACAGAGACAGCGATCGCAATGACGGCATAGGAGGAATCGGCATGGGTGGATCCTCATGAGTAACAAAACAGATACCATCCCCGCGTTTTCGCACGACGCGCGCCTTACGATTGCCGTAGGACGTTCTCGGATGGATAAGCACTGGAAAAACAAAGAAATTATGTGGTCCGACTTCGTCCGTCGCCTCAGTGAGACACAGCGGACGAACGAGACCATCGCCGAATACAAGAAGCTCCCCAAGACCGAACAGAGCCGCATCAAGGATGTAGGCGGCTTCGTCGGCGGGGTGCTGAAGGGCGGCCGACGCACAGCAGAGTCCGTCGCAAGCCGGCAACTGTTGACGCTCGACGCGGACTTTGCGCAGCCGGACTTCTGGGATCTCGTAATGTTTACGCTCGAGAGCCCTGCGGCCGTGATCTATAGTACGCACAAGCACACGCCGGAAAAGCCGCGTCTGCGCCTTGTGCTGCCGCTCAGTCGCCCGGTATCGCCGGATGAGTATCAAGCGATCGCACGGCGTGTCGCGGCGGACATCGATATCGAGCAGTTTGACGACACGACCTATCAGCCGCATCGGCTGATGTTCCATCCCTCTACGCCGATTGACGGAGATTACGTCTTCGCGTACAACGATGACGCGTTTCTCGACGCTGATGAAGTGCTTGCCCGTTACGAGGACTGGCGCGATCAGTCACAGTGGCCGGAGAGCTCACGCGTGCACGCCGAGATTCGCAGGTTCGCCGAGAAGCAAGAAGATCCACTGGCCAAGAAAGGCATTGTCGGAGCGTTCTGCCGTACGTACAGCATCACCGAGGCGATGGACACGTTCCTGCCGGGAGTGTATGAGCAGTGCACGGCAGATGATCGTTACACCTACACGGCGGGAACGTCTGCGGCGGGAGCCGTGGTCTACGATGACGGCAAGTTCCTTTTTAGCCATCATTCGACGGATCCGTGCTGCGGGAAGCTCGTCAACGCGTTTGACCTTGTACGTATCCACAAGTTTCGCGTTCGTGACGAGGATGCCGCACCGAACACACCGCCCGGACGCCTGCCGAGCTACAAGGCGATGCAGGAGCTCGCGGCGGCCGATGACCGCGTTAGGGTCACGATCGGTGAGGAGCGGCTTCAAGAGGTACATCAAGACTTCGAAGCGGAGACGGACGACGAGCAGGATAACAGCTGGCTCGCGCAGATGGACGTAACAAAGATGGGCGGTTACGAGAGTACGGCGAAGAACGTCAAGCTCATTCTCGAGAACGACCCAGGGTTGAAAGGCTCCGCTGCGATCGACGACTTCGCGCATCGGATTGTCGTGCTGCGCGATCTGCCGTGGCGGCCGCGCGAGCGGTCGACGGCGTGGATGGATAGCGACGACTCGTCTCTGCGGAACTACCTCGAGGAAATTTACGGCATTCGCGGCAAAAGCACGATCGAAGATGCACTCAGCGAGGTCACGACGCGCCGGGCCTTCAACCCACTCAAGGACTACCTGCTGGGGCTGACATGGGACGGCATCCCGCGTCTGGACACGGTCTTTATCGACTACCTCGGGGCGGAGGATACGGAGTTCAACCGTACGGTTACACGCAAGACGCTCGCAGCTGCTGTCGGCCGAGTGCTTGAGCCCGGCATCAAGTTCGACACCGTTCTAACGTTGATCGGCAAGCAAGGGCAGGGCAAGTCCTCCCTTGTGCGCAAGCTCGCGCATGGCTGGCACTCCGAGAGCCTTGTGACCGTCCAGGGCAAGGATGCAATGGAGCATATTCAGGGATTTTGGCTGATCGAGCTCGGCGAGCTGGCCGCGATCCGTAAGGCAGATTTTGAACTCGTGAAGCAATTCATCTCCAAGCAGGAGGACTCCTTCAGAGCTGCCTACGGACGCCGTACAGAGCGGTATCCACGTCAGTGTATCTTCATCGCGACAACCAATATCGCGGACTTTATCCGCGATCAGACGGGCGGCCGCCGCTGGTGGCCGATGCGTGTGGACAAGGAGCGGCAGAAGATGTCCCATTTTGAGCATCTTACGGAGGACGTTGTAGGGCAAATATGGGCGGAGGCCGTCGACGCCTTCAAGGGCGGTGAGCCCCTGCATCTGAGCCCCGCTATGGAAGCGATTGCGAAGGAGCTGCAAGAAGCACATACGGACGAGAGCCCCTTGGCAGGACTGATCTACGACTTCGTGGATCGGCCGCTGCCGGAGGGCTGGGCGAAGCTGGACCTCGGAGAGCGGCGTGACTACATCCATGGCGACGGGCTGGACATGCCCGAAGGGACGGTACTGCGTGACCGTGTCTGTGCGATGGAGGTCTGGGTCGAGCTCCTGAACGGAGATCCCAAAAAGCTAACTCGAATGCAATCAATAGAAATCAATGATATTTTGCGTAAGATGAAGGGCTGGGATCAACCGAGTGGAGGCATCCGATTCTCTCACTACGGGAAGCAAAAAGGGTTCATTCGAGGCGGTAAAGTGGAACTTTAGAAAGTTCCACGGAGGGGAGAAAGTTCCAGTTATGAAAATAAAGTTAGAAAAAGTGGAACTTTGGAACTTTGTGGAACTTTAGAAAGTTCCGGTCTAAAGCTTAGAACGGTAAGGAGTTAGAGCGTGTGGAACTTTGGAACTTTATTTGTATAGAGATGTTTAGAAATAAGGATATATACCCCTATATTTCCTTATTTCTGAAAAAGTGTACGCACATGTGCGTGCGCGCGTAACAGGTTCCACCCGATTTGTCAAGGGGGTAAAGGAGAAAATATGAAAAATATTTTTTCAGGGCTGTTCCGGCCCGACAAAACAATAACGGAAAAGCAAGTTGAACGGAATTTTGTGAAGGCGGTCAAAGAGGCCGGAGGGCTCGCGATGAAATTCGTCTCCCCGGGACGCGTCGGCGTGCCCGACCGTATCGTTCTTCTTCCCGGAGGGCGGGCGGTCTTTGCGGAGATCAAGTGCCCAGGCGGGAAACTGCGGAAGGCGCAGGAAGCGGCGCACAGAGAGATTCGCGCGAAGGGATTCCCGGTCTGCGTGATTCGCTCGGATGCCGATATCCGCACGTTCTGTGAGTTTTTCATCGATGCGTAGGGAGTTCGTACCGCGTCCGTATCAGGAGTATGCGATACGGCGGATCATAGATACACCTGCCGTTGCTCTTCTGCTGGATATGGGCATGGGCAAGACGGTCTCGACGCTGACAGCGATCGATGAGCTGATGTACGACCGCTTTGCCGTACGCAAAGTGCTTGTGATCGCTCCGCTGCGTGTGGCACTGAGCACGTGGCGCGACGAGTGCGAGATGTGGGCGCATACGCAGAATCTGCGCATCTCCATCGTTGTCGGCGATATGGCGACACGGGAAGCAGCATTGCGGGTGGACGCGGACATTTACGTCGTCAACCGCGATGTGGTTAAGTGGCTGGTCGGCTACTACCGCAACAAATGGCCGTTCGATATGGTGGTGATCGACGAGTCGAGTAGTTTCAAAAACCCCGCATCGCAGAGATTTAAGGCCCTGCGAAAGGTAAGGCCGCTGATGAGGCGTGTCGTACTTCTCACCGGGACGCCCGCCCCCAACGGCCTGATGGATCTCTGGAGTCAGCTGTATCTCCTTGATCGCGGCGAACGGCTCGGCAGGACACTGACGGAGTACCGTGAGCGATATTTCCGACCCGGACAGCAGAACGGCTATGTCGTATACAGCTACGATCTGCGTCCCGGTGCCGACAAAGAGATATTCCGCAAAATCGGTGATATCTGCGTCAGCATGAAGAGCGAGGATTATCTGACACTGCCTCCGCTGATGCAGAACGTTGTCAAGGTGCAGCTGCCGGATGAAGCGATGGAGCGATACCGCGAGATGGAAAAGGAGCTTGTCCTTAGCGTCGGGGATACGGATATCACTGCCGTATCTGCTGCCGCGCTGACAAATAAGCTGCTGCAGCTGGCAAACGGGGCTGTCTATGACGCAGAAAAAGAAGTTGTGCAGATCCACGGGGCGAAGCTTGAGGCGCTGGATGAGATCGTCAGCTGCAACGAGGGAAAGAGTGTCATGGTGATCTACAGCTATCGACATGACCTTGACGCGCTGCGGCGTCGATATCCAAAGGCGCGGGAACTCAAAACGGCGGATGATATCCGCGACTGGAACGCCGGACGCATACCGATTCTCTTGGTTCATCCGCAGAGTGCGGGACACGGACTTAATCTCCAGCACGGCGGGCATATTGCTATCTGGTACGGGCTGACATGGAGCCTCGAGGCATATCAGCAGACGAATAAGCGGCTGCATCGTCCGGGACAGACTGAACCTGTGGTGCTGCATCACCTTGTCGCAAAGGGAACGATCGATGAGGACGTAATGCGGGCGCTGGAAGGCAAGGCCGCAGGGCAGGAGAGTATGTTGGATGCGGTCAAAGCAAGGATAGAGCGCTACAAGGCGCGATAAGGAGGACTACGAAATGTTGATTTTCATGAAAAATGCCAAGAAGATCCTGAGCAAGGACGAAGCCTTGTCAGTGATTCGTTACCATGCAGGGCGGGCCTATGTGTCAAATCGGTACAGCTGTATTTGGGTGGAGGATGCTTCCGGCAGAGAAGGAACCTTTGATTTACAGAGCAACCTTATGCGCGAGAACGCTGCAATGCCGAATTATGACAAGCTGCTGCCGCCGATTATCGGCAGTGAGTCCTATACGGTCGTCTGTGCAAATGAGTTTACGGAATTTCTTACAGCAATGAAGCCGGTGAACGCGTGTACACCGAAAAAGCAGATCGCGACCTTGCTGCTGGTGTGGCGCATGGATGGGCTTACTGCGTATATGCGCAGTGCCAAAATGAACGTGAGTTATCGGTTTTCGAGTATGTCAACGAACATTGAGAACGGGCAGACCTTTTACGCAGCGTTTGATGCGCGGCGCCTCTCCGATCTCGTCGATTACTTCCGGCAGCGCACGGCTCCCGTGCGCTTTTACCCGCCCGTGCGTAAGTACGCTCCCTTGCGGATGGAGGTGGACACGGAACTCATTTCTGCGGTACCTGCGGGAGGGTTGATTGCGCCGTTGACGAGATTCGAGGAGGAGCGCTTTGCGGATGTTATGCCGGACAAGGCTGAGTGATCGGAGGTCACAGAAATGGCAGATACGAAATATCCACAAGACGAGGAGAAAAACGAGTACCGGTACATTGACTGCGGATGGCTTGACGAGGTGGCAACCGGGCTGACTGCAGGCGCAAAGAAGCATCCCGGCGAAACGTGGAAAGATATCCCTGCCCGCGAGCACGCGGCGAGAGCGTTTCGGCACTTGTCGCTCTATCTCAAAGGGGATGTCACCGAGGAGCATCTTGTCAACGCGAGCATGCGCTGCATGATGGCGCGCGTGATGGAGCGAGAAGAGGAGATGGATGCAGATGATGAGGTTGAAGACTCATATTGACAAGCAGATACTTGACGCTTGTTGCGGCTCTCGGATGTTCTGGTTCGACAAGGAGCATCCGGCGACCGTGTTCATGGACAACCGCAGCTTTGCCCAAAACCTTTGCGATGGCCGACGATTCGAGGTCAAGCCCGATCTGATCGCTGATTTCCGAGAGATTCCATTTTCTGACGAGAGTTTCCGGCTTGTCGTATTTGACCCGCCGCACCTGTGCAGTGCAGGAAAGACTTCGTGGCTCGGCATCAAGTACGGCGTGCTCGAAAGCACATGGCAAAAAGACTTGCGTCGAGGATTTGAGGAGTGTATGCGTGTTCTGCATCCATACGGCGTGTTGATTCTCAAATGGTCGGAAGATCAGATCAGCACGGCGGACGTTCTGAAACTCTTTCCCGTGCAGCCATTGTTCGGGAATCGTCGAGGGAGGGCAATCTGGTTGACGTTCATGAAATTTCCGAGTGAGGAAGGTGATATAGATTGACTGACATAAGACAAGTAAGGGCATACCTCTGGCGTGTCCGAGATGCAGAGCGGGAGCTGAAACTGCTTGAACAGGAGTACGAGCAGGCAAAAGCCGATATTTTGCATCTGAAAGCGATCCAGTATGACGCGGATAAGGTCAGCGGAGGCAAGATCGGTGACCTCTCCGATGCGATTGCGGTACTGGAGGGATACGCAGAGCGTGTGAATGCAAAATGGGATGAGCTGATCGCGCTGCGTAAAGAGGCAGAGGAACGCATTGACAAACTAAAGGACGGACGCTATCGCGCGGTGCTGAAACGGCGGTACTTGTGTGGACAAACGTTAGAGAGGATCGCGGTTGATCTGGGGTATAGCTATAGACAGGTCAAACGGATTCACGGAGGAGCAATGTGCCAAATTCAAAAAGATGTCCTTTAATGTCCCCTTTGACCTGTGATATAGTGTAGACTGAAATTAGGGACACTCTGCGCGCTGCAAAGTGTCCTTTTGTATGCGCGGAATCGTAAGAAAATCGCACGAAAAATGCCAAGATCCCGCTCTATTGCTGAAAACAATCGTAAGAAATCGTAATATAAATTTCTGCGATTTTTTACACTTCGTATTTCTGAGATATAAATTTTTAAAGGCAGGTGGTGAGCGTGTAGCATGGCGAACGAGCAGAATCTGATTCCGAATCATGAGCGAACTCCGAGTGAACTCCGAGAGATCACAACGAAAGGCGGCATCGAAAGCGGCAAGGCACGACGCCGCAAGAAAGCACTGCGCACGGCACTCAAGGAGGCAGTCGCGCTTTCGCTGAAAGAACTGCACCCGGATCTCAGGGCGGGCATTATGGCTGCTGCAGGCATCGAGGATGAGGCTCTGACGATTAGCGATGCGATCCTCGGCAGCATTGTCCGGAGTGCCTGCGCCGGCGATCCGAAGATGATGAAGATCCTACTGGACACGATCGGCGAAAGCGCGGATGTTCGCCTCCGGGAGCGCGAAGTCAAGCTGAAAGAGAAGTCGCTTGATAATGATCGAGCGGACGGTGCTGCATCGATTACGTTTGTATTTGAGAGGGAGGAGACGGAATGAACGAACGGAGGGTCAATGTCGCAGAACTAATTGCGCCGAGTTTCGACGGTCTTTTCTTTGATGTGCAGGGGCACCGCTACACGCACTATTGGCTCGCGGGCGGGCGCGGCTCCACGAAGTCGAGCTTTGCATCGCTCTGTGTGCCGCTTATGCTCCTCCAGAATCCGCGCTGTCATGCGGTCGTTTTGCGCAAGGTCGCGAATACCCTGCGTAATAGTGTCTACAATCAGGTAGACTGGGCGATTGATGCGCTGGGCTTATCCGACGCATTCGCGGCGCGGGTGAGTCCCTTGTCGTTCGAGTACCGCCGCACGGGACAGAAAATACTTTTTCTCGGCGTAGATGATAAAAGTAAGATCAAGTCGCTCAAGCTGCCGTTCGGTTACACTGGAGTTGTGTGGATGGAGGAGCTTGACCAGTTCACAGGTATGGAGGAGGTGCGAAGCCTTCTTCAGTCACTTTTACGCGGAGGTGCAAAGTATTGGGTGTTTTACTCGTACAACCCACCGAAGAGCCGTAACAACTGGGTCAACGAAGAAGCTCTGTTTGACCGTGCGGATCGCGTTGTGCACCGCTCCACGTATCTGGGCGTTCCGCCCGTGTGGCTCGGGGAACAGTTTATCGCAGAGGCGGAGCGGCTGCGAAACAAAAACGAAACGCTGTATCGGCATGAATACCTCGGTGAGGTCACGGGCACGGGCGGCGCTGTGTTCGACAATGTGGAGGATGTGGAGATGAGCGATGCGGATGTGGCGATGTTCGACCGCCTATATCACGGGTTGGATTTCGGTTTTGCCGTTGATCCACTCGCGTTCGTATCCATGCACTACGACGCAAAACACGAGGATCTCTACATCTTCGATGAAGTCTATGAGCAGAAGCTGACAAATGCACAGGCGGCGCGGAGGATTCTGCCACGTCTCCACGGGCAACACCTGACCGCAGACGCCGCAGAGCCGAAGAGCATCGCCGAAATGCGTGGTCTTGGGCTGAATGTGCAGGCAGCGCGCAAGGGGCCCGACTCCGTTGCATACGGGATTCACTGGCTGCAGGGGCGCAGACGTATCTACATCGACAAGCGCCGCGCACCGAACACCTACCGCGAGTTCATCGGTTATGAATACGAGCGCAACAAAGATGGGCAATTCATCAGCGCATATCCCGACAAGGATAACCATACGATTGACGCGGTACGCTATGCGACGGAGGCACTTGCGGCGGGTGAACGCATACGAGCGATGCGCGGCAATATCTACTGAGGAGGGACGCATTTGGACATCAACGAAATGGCAGAGACTTACACGCTGCTGCATGACGCCTACTATGGTGACGGGCAGTTCAAGCAGGGCGGAGCACTCGTGCGTCATACACGCGAGAGTCCGGAGAACTTTGCCAAGCGGAAAAAGCTCGCCTACTACCTCAACTACACGGGACCAATTGTCAACGCGTCGGTGGATCCCATCTTTCGCAACGAGATCAAGCGCGAGTACAACGATACGGCGAAGTTTAAGGTGTTTCTCGATGATGCCGACCGCACGGGCGCAGACCTGCAGAACTACATTCGTCGCCTTGCGATTATGGCGAAGCTCTACGGCGCCATCTACATCGTCGTCAACAACGAGGCAGAGATCGGCGCGACGGTGCAGGACAGCCTCAACAAGAGGGCACTGCCGTATCTCGTCCACGTTCTGCCGAGCGAGGTCACACACTGGCATTTCGATGAACGCGGGCAGATGGTCGAGTTTGGGTATAAAAGCAGCGTGAAGGACGCAGAGGACAAAACCCGCACGCGCTATTATACGTGGTCAGAAACGGCGTGGACGGTCGCAGATGAGAATATGCAGATCATAAGGCAGGGAGAGAACCCGCTCGGGCGGCTGCCCGTTGTGCAGTATTTCGGACGCAGCACTGACCCGATGGAGGTGCTGCCGCCGCCGGAATTCCTGTCGGTCGCGCAGACGAATCTCCATGTCTACCAGCTGTGCAGCTGGCATACACAGATTTTGCAGAACCAGACGTTCAACATCCTCATCATGCCGCACACAGGCGCGTCCGAACTGACCATCGGTACGAACAACATACTCGGCTATCCTCCGGAGAGTCAGCACCCACCCGCCTTTATCGCGCCCGAGGCTGCGCCCGCGCAGGTGCTCACGGAGCAGATCGACCGCCTTATTCGGGAGATGTACCGCATGAGCGGGATTGATTCTGTGATCGGCGTACAGTCGGCAAAGTCCGGCGTTGCGCGTCAGTGGGATTTTGAACGGACGAATCAGCGGCTTGTCGACTTTGCAATCCAGTGTGAGGAGGCGGAGAAAGCCATCATCGCGCTCTATGAGGCGTGGACGGGGGAGCAGATCAATTACATCTGCGAATATCCGCGCGACTTCAAGATCTCGGATGTGACGGAAGGGCTTGCACAGGCGCAGGCGGCGCTCGACCTCGGGCTTGACAGCAAGACATATCAAGTGGAGGTCGCGCGCAAAGTCCTTGAGGCGTACCTGCCGAATATCGAGCCGGTGACATACGATGCCATCATCAGAGAACTTGAGGCGGCGGCCGCTGTCATAGAGCAGACACAGACCTACGGAGATGACGATGAAACGGACGGCGACACAGGCAGCGATAGAGGCGTTTGAGCGGCGCATCCGTGAACTGATGGCAGAGGGCTACGGCGTCCGGTTCGCCGTCGATCAGGCGTACCGCGAGAATCCCGTGATGAAGGTCATGTATGACGAGATGCGCGCACAGATACGCGCGGAGGCAGAACGTGGCTATGGTGCAACGCTGCCGCAGGGGCTCACAGACAGGCTCTTTACACACGCATGGACACCCGACGGACTGACCCTCTCAGAGCGTACGACGCACGCTTCCATCCTTGTGCGGGAACTGGTCGCTCGGACGATCTCGGCGCAGATCAAGAAGAGCGCGTCCTATCGTCAGGCGAGTCTTGCGATCTTTGACGGGTACAAAATGGGCGGCGTTATTCCTGTGCAGGACGTACCCAAGTACCTCGCACAGACAATGGCGGTGGCACGTCATGCGGGCATACCGCGCGATGAGATGATGAAGATGCTAAAGCCCGTCCGTCGGCAGATCGAGAGGGGAACGACGGCGGGAATGCGTGCGGCATATTCGCAGCTCGTAGACGCACTTGAGGCACAGAACGAAAAGGCGCTGAATCGGGCAATCTTCACCGCGACGCAGGAGCGGACGCGCTACTTCGCCGACCGCATTGCGCGGACGGAGATGGCGCGGGCGTATCAGGACGGTTTTCTGCTCCGATGGGACAATAATGAAGATTGCGTTGCGTATCAGTGGAAGCTGTCGGGACGGCATCCGCGCTATGACATCTGTGATCTGTATGCAAAGGCGAATCTCTACGGGATGGGTGCGGGTGTGTTCCCGAAGGACAAAGTGCCGCGTCTGCCCGCCCATCCGCATTGTATGTGTTTTCTAAAGCCCGTTATCCGCGGCATGATGGACAATGAAACGCCGATTGACCGCATCGAGGAGGGCGGCAGGGAGTACCTTGACAGCGTCGACCTGCATCATCGGCAGATGCTCCTCGGGATTCACGGGGAGAAGGATGTGATGGACGGGAAAATCAGCTGGACACAAAAGGCGCGGGGGTACGGCGGTAAAAAAGTGGACAGCAGGCTATCGCCTGAGAGCGTGGAACGTGATATAATCAAGAAAAAGGGATTCGAAGAGCTTCAGGCGCACGTTGGGAAGCTCGACAACAAGACGGTGCGCGAGTGGTATGTGTATCACGATAAACAGATTCACGCACAAATCAGCAAAGACCTTCCAATGGAGCAACAAGCGCGGCAAGCGTTTGAGCTGCGTAATCTGTACCGACGCCAAGCGCGTGACTTGATGGCAGATCAGGAGCTTAGGCGAGAACTTGACCGGGATGAACCCATGCAGACGTGGGAAGGGATTATTGCACATAAGATGAAGAAATACCCTGGCATTTCACGGGAAGAAGCGATTCGGCAGATTTATGAAAGTGCGGTGCGCAGTCGCCGCAGTGTCAATGAAAAGTTCGGATTGGAGTGATGGTCATGAGTAGAACGTATCAGTATTTTTATACAATCTGTGACCAGTTTGCGCCAGACTTATTCCCTAAGCAATGCACCGCACTTGAAAAGCATATTCCGAACCTGCAAAAAGACAGGCTTCTTAAAGATGTTGATTCCAGTACATGGCAGTTCTATTCTTCGCCATATGGGGAGTTGGTCGTTAGAAACGACTATTCGATAAATGAACTGTACATTGAATCTGATTTCGACATAGAACCCTATTTTTCTTAGTCCGATAGCACTTGCACATATGCGGGTGCTTTTTTCATGCCCTCCGTGCTATGACGGCAGGGCTTTTTTGATGCGCGGGATGGAGACCCGCAAGGCTATTTTGCACGGGAGGCAAGAACATGGAACTCAAAGACGTATACGCGGCACTGGAGGCTGCAGAGAACGGCGCGGCGATGGTGGAGACCATCAAAAGCGAGCTGGCGGGCGTTCGGAAGGAGGCGGCAGACGCACGCATCGGGAGGAACAAGGCAGAGGAGGCTCTTGCCGGGCTGAAGAAGCAGCACGGGGAACTCGCAGAGAAGCACAAGGAGCTGGAGACGCAGCTTGGTGCAGCGCGGCAAGAGGGCGCGGGGGCGCAGACCGAAATGCAGAAACTGCAGGGGCAGATCGCAGATCTTGCCAAGAAGTATGAGGCCGCTGAGACAGCCCGCAAGACCGCTGAGGAAAAGCGCGTACAGGCGGACATTATGGCGCAGACGGTCGATGCTCTCACCAAGAGCAATGCCGTCGACCCGCAGGAGTTCGCAAAACTCATTGTGCCGAGTATCAAGGTTGCTGAGGATGGTACGTACAGCTACACCAAAGCGGACGGTGCGCAGGGCACGATCGCTGACGGCGCGACGGAGTGGCTTGCGGGTAAGGCATGGGCGGTCAAGGATACGCAGAAACCCGGCAGCGGCGATGGCAGGTCGCAGGATCATGGCGCAGGCGGTACGATTGCGGAGCAGTTCGCCGCTGCGCTCGGAGGATAACGAAAAGGAGTAAAGACACATGGCAATCAATACGCTTGAGATGGCAAAGATTTTCCAGCAGGAGCTTGATAAGCAGATGCTTACGGCGGGTACGTCCGGCTGGATGGAGGCAAATGCCTCGAACGTGAAGTATAACGGCGGTGACACGGTGCGTATGCCGAGCATCTCCACGACGGGGCTTGCAAAGTATGACCGCGATAACGGATTCAACCAAGGTGCGGTAACGCTTGCCTACAAGGACTACACGCTGACGCAGGATCGCGGGCGTACGTTCCACCTCGACTCCATGGACGTGGATGAGAGCAACTTCATCGCGTCGGCGGGGAACGTCATGGGCGAGTTCCAGCGGCTCCAGGTTGCGCCCGAGATCGACGCCTACCGCTACTCGCGCATTGCGGCACTCGCCAAGGGCGCATCGCACGAGTCGGCGGCATTCACACCGACGAAGGACAACATTCTCGGCAAGCTCGATGAGGAGATCACGAAGCTGCAGGACATCATCGGCGAGGATGAGCCGCTCGTCCTCATCATGGCGACGCCTGTCCGCACGATCCTCAACGGGGCGAAGGATGTGACGCGCTATCTTGACGTTGCGGACTTCAAGGCAGGTACGATCAACACGAAGGTGCGCACCTACAACGAGATCCCGATCCTCTCCGTACCCTCGGCGCGCATGAAGACGGCATACGTTTTCAATGACGGAAAGAGTTCGGGACAGGAGGCGGGCGGCTTCAAGGCGGACACGGGGGCGAAGTCCATCAACTGGATTCTCATGGCACGCCGTGCGCCGATTGCGATCTCCAAGACGGACAAGGTGCGCATTTTCAGCCCCGACACGAACCAGAAGGCGGACGCGTGGAAGCTCGACTACCGCAAGTTTCACGATCTCTGGATTCCGAGCAACAAGCTGGCGGGCGTCTGGGTCAACACGGGTGCATGAGGAGGAACACAATGACAAGACTGGTACGGCTGAACGAAGTGCAGTATGCAGAGACGGAGCATCAGATCGCAGGACTCGTAGCGCAGGGCTTTGTTCCTGTGCCGCTTGAGGTGGCGGAGGTCAAGGAAGATAAGCCCCCGAAGGGCGGCAAGGGCAAAAAGGAGGTCGCTGCGCCGCCTGAGGGTGATGAGCAGCATTGAGGCGTTCCGTCGTAACCTGCGCCTTGCGGTTGAGGCAAGTGCGGTGGAGGTTGCGACGACTGCCAAGATGGAGCACCGATACAAGCAGCGGCATGGACGGCTCAAGGATGCGGTGCAGACGGCAATCGGTGAGAATGGTATGGAGGCGCGTGTGTACCTCGACGGGAACATCGCCCCCTATGCTGTTTTCATCCATGAGGGCATCAAACCGCATGATATTTTCCCAAAGCGGAGGAAGGCGCTGCGCTGGGTGGACGGGAACAAGTTTTTGTTTGCCAAGCGCGTCCGCTTCCCCGGATGGGATCCGGATCCATTTATCTATGACGCATTTGAGTCCAATCAAGAGACGATCATGAATATATTTGACCGCTATACGGAGCGGGCACTGCGGGAGGTGGAGGATGCTATTACAAGCAGACGCATTACAGGATAAGGACGAACTGCTCGGCGCGTCCGTGACGGATGATCTCATCATAGAGGCGGAGGAGTACCTGCGAGCAGCGGCGGCATGTCTCGGAGTTGCGTGGGATACCGTGCAGCCGACCTACTATGTGCGGCGATTCCTCACGGTCTACGTGTTCCGCGAGTTGTGTATGCGTAAGAGTTACACAGGTACACAGACATGGGGAAGCGGCTCGGATGATCGGGACAGCTATGCGGGAAAATACAGTTTTTACCGCGACGAGATGAAACGCCTTGAGGCGTCCATGACAGCGGCCGCACTCACGGGCGCGGCGGCGGGCAGTTCCTATGGCAGCATCGCGCTTTATCGGGGGTGACGGAATGCTCTGGCTAAAGGTACTGGAGAGCCTGCGCGACTATCTGCGCGCGGCAGACATCGCCGATCAGGTCTATATCGGCGGCTACAAGCCGAGCGATGTGCGCCCCGACGAAAACGGCAAAGGTCTGATTTTTATTCAGCGTGATCGTGAGCGTCCTGCGAGCGATGATCTTGTGCAGGATATGCGCGTACAGGTCAGCGTCGATACGTGGGTGAAATCGAGCGTTTCGTATCTGGAAAAAGGCTACAGAGCACTCGCCCACCTTGAAGGGGCATTGATGGCCGCATTGCGGCGCTATGAGAAGGAGACCACATACATCGCGGACGGTGTGCAGCTCATGCGGGTGCGCATGATCGAGACCGGCGGCGATGGGGACAGCGTGCGCCCTCTCGTTGGCAGCCGCACATCACTTGAGATCATCGTCTATGAGGAAACATAAGGAGGAACGATATGGCTAAGCAGGCACGCGGATATAAGTCTGCGATGGTGATTGACTTTGAATCCTCGTTTGGAGTCGCACCAGGAACGAAAAAGGGCATCGCACTGCCGATGAACAGCAACGACCTCTCGAAGGCGCAGACGCTCATTGAGTCGGACACGATTACGGGAACGCGCAATGATACGCAGCCGGCACTCGGGCGCGTCAGCGTGGGCGGGGACATCGAGATGCCCGCAGACTATGTGTCCTCGGGATATATGCTCAAGGCTCTTTTTGGCGACCCCAAGACCACGGGGACAACGGCGAACAAGACGCACGTCTTCACGGTCAAGGACACGCAGCCGTCTATTATCGTCGAGAAGGCGTTTCCCGACCTGGGCAAATACATCCGCTACAAGGGTGTCAAGATCAACACCTTCTCCGTCGACTACGGGCAGGACAGTGAAATGACATTCAAGTACAACGTCATGGGCGCGTCGCGTGAGCAGGACTCTGCGGCGTATGACAGCGCGGCAAAGGCGGCAAAGCTCCTGCGCATCGCGCAGAATCATGCCTACGTCAAGATCGACGGTGCGGAGAGCCGCATCGTCAAAGAGGGAGCACTTGAGATCAATGCGAACCTCGACGGCGATCAGTACGTTGTCGGCGGCGGAGGTCTGCGCGGGGACATTCCCGAAGGGCTCATGAAGGTTTCGGGCAGTTTCAAAGCTCTTTTTACGTCAACAGAGTGGATGGACAAGGCGGATACGGGTGCGCCCGTCGCTATGGAGATCGGATTCAAACTCGACGAGAATACATCGCTCGTTTTTGCAATGCCGACCGTACAGTTCGAGCCATTCGACGCGCAGATCAGCGGCCCCGCCGGTGTAGTTGTAGAGGTGAAGTGGCGTGCGTTCTCGGCAGACGGCACGAGCATCGTCACGACGACGCTCAAGAATCAGCAGGAAGCGTATTGAGGCAAAGAAAAAGCACCTTGCAGGCGGCAGGGTGCTTTTGTCTTATGCCTTGCTCACGCCGAGTTCGCGCATAAGGGCATTTTGCAGGATATTCGAGAAGTTGATGTTGCGCTGCACCGCAAGCGTGTCCAGCCATCGGGGAATGGAGAGGTTTTTTCGTACGGCTTTGGTATCATGCAGTCGGCGATAGGCGAGCGTATCCGCGCTGATGAGCGTTGCAAAACTGCCGTCATTACCGTTCAGTGACGAAATAGGGGAAGGTGCAGGGATTTCCATGTGCTCCTCTTCCATGTGCCAAAGCATGAGATTTAGAGCATCGGCGGCCATATCGAGTCCTTCCGGAATGGATGCAGCCTGCGTGAAGCATCCATCAATGTCCGGGAACGAGATGAAGAAGCCTCCTTCCTCGGGTTGAAAAAGAGCGGGGTATACATATTTCATAGAGCTTCATCCTTTCTATGGGTTATTTCAATCCTGCTTGCTTCATAATGGCGTTCGTGAGTCCTGTCCCCGCCTCTTGGCTGCTGTGACGCGGGACTTGGAACAGTCTCTTTGTGATGGGGCTGTACCAGATGTCATGACTTCCGCCGCTCCTCTCTTTGTAGCAGCCGTTCTTTTTGAGTATTTTGATGAGTTCGGAAATCTTCATAGACACGCCCCTTTTATGAAAGTATACACAATATTACGCAATAAAACAAGACTTTAGGAGGAACAAAATGACAAACGAAACGACAAGCAATATCACGATTCGCTCCCTCACGGTGAAGGAAATGCGCGAATTGCGCAAGGCGGGGTATGACCCCGCTTTTGCGGATAAGGAGGACAGTGCCGCAGCGACCACGGGCATGGTGGACTGGATCCTCGATCACATCTACGCGGAACAGATCACGGATGATATGCCCTACAGCGAGGCACTGCGTCTCGCGACGGATACCTACGCCAAGACGTATGGGCGTGAGGTGGAGACAAAAAACTAACAGAGGTCTATCGATGGGTACTGTCGGGTAGTCCCCAATACTGTGCAACGTGCCGAGAGGCATATGCACAGGAGGAGGCTGTGCCGCCCTGTGCGGGCTGCGCGCACGATCCGCCCGTACTGATGGACGAGAATCAAGAGGCGTGGATGCTGTGGCGACACGTACAGACACAGCTGCGTACGTCGTTCGGCGGCGTGGTCGGACTGGACTACTGTGCCGTGCAGAAGGTGGTAGAGGTCTTAGGGATTGACTTAGACCTTGCCATGCTGCATAAGGTGCAGACGCTTGAGTGTGTAATGCTGCAGGAGGTGAATGCGAAGAATGGCAAATAAAGAAATATCGGTTTCTATTCGTGCGCGGGATTATGCGACGGCAGTGTTTGAAAAGGTGCGTGCGACGGTGAACTCCGTCCGCGACCGCACGGTCAATGTTCGCGCGAATACGGGTGCGGCACAGGCGGCAGTACAGAGCGTCAGGGATAAGCTGGCGGGCATCCGTGACAAGGTCGTTCGTGTCAAAGTCGATACAGGCGGCGCAGAGGCAAATGTCGGAGGTGTGAGTGATTCCCTTGCGGAATTTGCAACCAAAGCAGGTCTTGCCGCGCTTGCGGTGACTGCCCTGCAGTCGGCGCTCTCTGCGGGGAAGTCCGCCTTCATCGAATATAATGCGGAGCTTGAGCAGACGCGCGTTGCCTTCACATCGATGCTCGGCTCTGCGGCACAGGCAAATGCGATGATTGGTGATCTACAGAAATTTGCAGCGGAAACGCCCTTTGAAATGCCCGGCGTACGCGATGCTGCGCAGCAGCTTCTCGCATTCGGCTATGACACCGAGGAGATCATTCCGACCCTGACCGCGCTCGGCAATGCCGCATCGGGGCTTGGACGCGGGCAGGATGGGTTTAACCATCTGGCGTTCGTATTCGGGCAGATTCGGACAACGGGCAAACTCATGGGGCAGGATGTTATGCAGCTCGCGCAGCTCGGTGTGCCGGTGAAGGACATCCTCGCGAAGAATCTCGGACTAACAAAGGATGAACTCGCCAATATTGGAGATGTGGGAATTGACGCGGATGTCGCGATCCAAGCCCTCATCGACGGTATGAATGAGCGTTTTCCCGAAATGATGAAAAAGCAGTCGGAGACATTCGAGGGTGTACTTTCAAACATCAAGGACAACATCGGGCAGGCGTTTGGACTCTCCGGGCTGCCGCTTTTCGAAGAGGCAAAGAAGGCGCTCCTTGAGATCAAAAATATCACGGACACGATACTCTCCAATGCACAGGGCGGGAAAAGCCTCTTTGCGGGGATTCTGCCCGATGACCTCCTCCAAAAGGCGGAGACATTCGTCAACAATCTCAAGAAGAGTTTTGAGGGGCTTGCGCCCGTGGTTGAGCCGTTCCTCGGAGCACTCGCCAAGGTCGCGGATGTCCTGCTCGATGTTGGAAGCATTGCGCTCGCCTCGCTGCGTCCGATCATCCCTGTCATTACACTGATTGGACAGACCTTTTTCGCGCTTGTCGAGGTCATTGTCGATGTGACGGACGCATTTCTGGAGAATTTCCTGACCATAAAGACGAATGCAGCAGATTCGTTCGATGAGACCTATGCCGTCATCGCGGATATGTGGCAGTCGGCGAAAGAGACCGTCACAGACTTCTGCACGGCAACGATAGAGTTTATCGCGGGGCTTGTTGCGGAGATTGACGAGGCGGTCTCCCCTGTGGTCGATACGTTTGCAAGTGCGTTTCATGCGGCGGCGGATTTTGTCCGCACGGCGATGGAGCGGGCAATCGGCTATGTGCGTGCGTTCATTGCGTGGGTGGATGAGGCAATCGCCTCAGTGAAGGAGCTTGCCTTTGTCAAGGCGGCATCCAATGTGATCGGCGGTGTATCCGCGTGGCTCGGCGGCGTGTCCGATGATGTGGGTGACGTGCGTCAAAAGGGGCGCACACGTCTCGCGGGCTTGGGGTTCTACGGCGGCAATATTGGCGGCGACGGCGTGGACGGTGACCTCATCGTCCCGCAGCGCACCGAGGTCAAGCTGCCGAGGGCGCACGCGCCGTCGTGGAGCGATATGGGCGGCGGTACTGCGGGTGGAACGCGTTCGGCGGCAGACCCTGCGGCACGGGAGGCGCAGAAGCTCGCCGAGAAGATCGAACGCCTTACGGAAAAGATACGACAGAGTGTCGCTTCCCTTGCGCATGACATTGTGGGCGAGGTCGGCACGACCTATGAGAAGGGCATGGAAGCCCTGCGTCAAAAGACAGAGCAGATGGAGGCGCAGATTGCCGAGGCATCGGCATTTGGCATTGATACGGATGCGCTGCGTGCAAAGCTGGACGAATATGCGAATATCGTCAAGGAAAAGGTCACAACGGCATGGCGCGAGGCGAACGAAGACCTCCGCAGCGAGACGGCGCTCACATGGGCGCAGGTGATGAAGGACGCGCGTGCGGAGGCAGAGGCGGTGTATGAGATCGGCGTGACGAAGCTCGCCCGCGAAAAGGAAAACCGCCTAAAAGAAGTCGCCATGACAAAGGATTCCGCTGAGGCGCGTGTCGCAGTGGAGCAGTGGGCGGCGGCAGAAATGGCGAAGCTGGACGAGGCACGGATTGCCTCTCTGCGCGAGGTCAACAAGAAGCGACTGCAAGATATGCAGGAGCACGGAGATGTCATGGGCGTGAAGAACTACCTCGCCGCGCATGGCAAAGAGCAGCAGGCGGACATCGACCTCGCAGGACAACAGGAGTTGGCACGTGCATACGTCAATATCTGGAATGATGCGCACGCAAGCGTCTATGAGGGTGTCGCCTCGGCGATGCAGATGATGAACAGTTCCATGGCAAAGTCGTTCGAGGATGTCATTATGGGCACGAAGTCCGCGAAGGAGGCTGTTGCGGATTTCGGCAAAAGCGTGATTTCGATGATTGTCCAAATAGCGGCGCAGAAGATGGCGGCAAACATCGTCGGCGGCATTTTTGGCAATGCATTCGGCGGGATATTCGGCAGCGCAGGTAAGGCAGGTGGCGCTGCCGCACTGTCTGCGAGTGCGGGCAAATACGCGTTCCCGACGGGGGTATCCTTTTCCAAGGGGTACACGCGGCCCTCTCTGCTGTCTGTACCCCACTTTGCCGACGGTGGCATTGTGACGGCCCCGACGCTCGGGCTGATCGGTGAGAAGGGCTACCGTGAGGCGGTGATTCCGCTCACGCGCGGGCATATGGAAAAGCTCGGCATTGGTCAGCCACGTGAGACGGCGCGTCCGATTCAGGTCATCGTTCAGACACCCGATGCAGGGAGCTTTCGACGCTCGGAAGCGCAGATCGCAGCGAGTGTGCGCCGTGCGGTGAATGCGGGACAGCGGTTTTCATAACGAGGAGGGAACAGGATGGCGGTCGCATTTCATGAGGTGCGCTTTCCCGAGGACATATCCTATGCAAGCTCGGGAGGCCCCGCATACTCGACGGATATTGTCACCATGAAGAACGGGAGCGAACAGCGCAACGTCAACTATACACAACCGCGCTGCAAGTATAACGCGGCACTGGGGGTCAAGACCGCCGCGCAGATGACAAGGGTCATTGAGTTCTTTCACGCACGCAAGGGGCGTGGCTTCGGCTTCCGCTATAAGGACTGGTCGGACTACCGCCTCACGCGCGAACTCATCGCTGTCGGCGATGGTGCAAAGAACAAATTTCAGATGATAAAGACCTATACGAGCGGCGGTTTTTCAACGGTGCGAAAAATCCGAAAGCCTGTGAGTGAGACGGTGACGGTCTATTTGGATTCCACGCCTGCCACAGACTGGACGGTGGACTATACGAGCGGCGTTATCACCTTCAAGAATCCGCCGCCGCCGGGCAGAGGCATCTATTGCACCTGTGAGTTTGATGTGCCCGTGCGTTTTGACACTGACCACATGGATGTGAATCTGGAAGAGGCGGATCATTTCGCGTGGACGAGCATCCCGCTCATTGAACTCAGGGAGAGTGGCGGCTGATGGCGGAGCTCATCGCCCCGTCGGGCTTCCTGCAAATCTACACCAATCAAACGCACGCAGGGCTGAACTACAAAAACCTGAAGGAAATCTATATGCCCGCCGCCGGCTTTTCCTATGAAGAGAACTACGAACACCCCATCACACACAAAAAAATAAAAGGATCGTGGTTCTTCGATGAGGGCTATGAGGTCATGACACCGGAGCAGCGCGAACCGCGTCACTACTGCATCAAGGGAAAAGCGTCGTTTTCCTTCATCGGGACAAGCCTCATCCTCCGCCTCATGCTCGACAGCGGCCAGGGAAAAGCGGAAATCTTCATCGACGGGAAACGCCCGTCGGAGATCGGGGCATACGGCGCACGGGATGAGCTGGACTGCAATCTCGATCACCATGCGTTCGGCAATGGAGCGACGATGCAGTACCACGACTTTGTGGTTGTTGATGGGCTGGGCGAGGGGACACATACCTGTGAGATTTGCGCGGACAACAAGCGCGGTGTTTATTTCACACTGGGCGGGGCAAAAATCTATAAATATGAGATCGATCCGTTTATCATACACGGCTACCATGCGCGTGCAACCTTGCTCCACAATCAAGCGACCATCCGTCTTGTCAATACGTCGCGGTATGCGGCGCGGAACATTGTTCTCGACATCTCTGCGCGCTTCCTCAACCGTGAAAATGGCAAGCCGTTTCCGCAGCCGTATGTGATACCGAAACTGGGAGCCGGGGAGCAGATTCCCCTCCTCCTCTCTGTCGACGGTATGGGGTACGAGGATGCGGCAGAGCTGCCCATTGATGTGACGGCGGAGTACGGTATGAAATATCGTGAGGGCTATCCGACATCGGAGATTACAGAGACACTCCTCCCACATGATAAGCGGTTTGAATATACGGGGAACTGGCTGTTTGAGGAGCTAGGGAAAGAACATTACCTTTTCGCACATACCAGTACAGCAGGGGATTATGTCACTCTTCGCACAGGTGCCGATCGGGTGGATATGATGCTTGTGGTAGACTGGGGCTACCCAGTTCTCGTCCTTGAAATGAATGGAAATGTAATTGCGCGATGGGATTTACACGCAAACGAACGAGCTGTAAGAACTTTTTCTGCCGAAAACTTAGGGCATCATGATAAAACTATAAAAATGTATGCAGACGGCGGAGGTCGATGGTCTCCAAATGGTTGGGGCTGGGTGCAGCGGGGGTATACCATAGCTTTCTCAGAAGCCATCTTGCACGAGCGCATTTCTTATTTGCAAAAGCAGGAGTGCATACCAATTCGCATGGTGTTCGACTACATCAAGCCGTTTGGTGTCCGATATCTGAGATCCGTTGGCACTGGGTACGACTATGAGGGAACGGGCGTGCATCTAAGTGATGGCCGTATACCGCGCAGGAACGAGGGCGCGAAAGAGGTGAGGGTCATGCGTCGCTATCCGACGTTCGCCCTCAACTACAGCGACCGTAATCACGGGAATCTCAAATACTATGACATCGTTATCGTTGACCCCGGCACGGTCACACGGCGGGAAGTCGCCGCATGGCAGCGCATGGGAATCAAGGTGTTCGGCTATGTTTCCTTTGGCGAGGAGGACGGCGTACTCATTGACCCGTGGGACGTGCGTTCTGGCAAGCGTCCGCATACAGACGACGGCGCAGGAGTCGGCGGCTATGCCTCCTACTACAGTAAGGGCGGCAACGGCTACGCCGAGCTGAACGAGTGTCTGCACGACGGATTGATTAAGACGCGTGAGAAGAAATGTCTGCTGGGCGACGCTCATTATTTCACGGGCACAGGATGCTGCACGCGCGTCTGCCAACATGACACACGCACAGGCTACACCGTCTGGGAAAGCGGAGGGCAGTGCGGCGGCGGGCACACAAAAGATGACTACTGGATACGCACGGGCAATGAGGCGTGTACCAATGCGCAGTGTCCGCACTATGCACCGTATCACGGAGGCTGTCCACACTATCAACACCATGACGGCTGGGGACAAGATCTCACCTACACCACGCCGGACTACCCCGACCAGAATGGAATCTGGGGCAGCTCCTACATCAATCCGCTCGCGCCGCGCTGGAAGGAGAAGCTCGCGACGTTCTACCTGCGCCGCGTTTTTGGACTGCCCAAAAAAGTAACGGAAAAGGTGCGGCTGAAAAAATACAGCTCCGAGCTTGCAGGGGAAAGCTATATCTTTCGATCCTCGGAGTATCCCATTGATAAAAATGAACCCGTGCACCTGTATTCTGCGGAAGGGAAGGAATACCGAAGCCTTGCGTACAGCTTCGACCCGACGACGGGCGCGTTTCAAGTGGATAAAAATGACGTTGCGGCATTCGGTGATGCCGACGCGGAGCTCACCGTTTCCTATCATGTGGTCGGTATGGGCGCGGACGGCGTATTCATGGACACGCTCGACACCGTAGACGTATACCCGAGCGAAGCATTTCAACAGGGGATGGCACGGATGATCAATGAGCTAAAGGCGGCATATCCGCAAAAACAATTCATTGCGAACCGCGGCTTTTCCATCCTGAAGGACATCATCGCCTCCTGTTCCTACGTCATGTTCGAGACCTTCATCTCCGAATACAACTGGGAGACCAAGCAGTACCATCGGATCACCGACCCTGCTGCCATCGCATTCAATGAGGAGATCAAGGAGCTGCTGCGCAAGCTGCGCAGGGATAACATCTTTGAGGTGCTGGCACTCAACTACTGCGCGGACGATGCTGCGGGCGATGAGCTGCGTGAGCAGATCGCGCAGGAGTGCTATGCCGAGGGGTATCTTTCGTGGTCGTCCAACATTCAGCTTGATGATGTTCTGCGCCCGTATCTCGTACGATCCGACGCATGGAAAGAGAACGTAAAACAGGATAATCCGTTCTTTGGCAATGTTCCCGCCGTGGATTCGGGTTGGGTAGTGCGCGTACAAAATGAGGTCGAAATCTGCGGAGACTATACGGAATCCAACCGCATATGGCAAAGACTGCCCGCAGTAGAAAGGGATGATTGGTATGAAGTCCTGCGGTTCCCTGTGGTAGGGGGCTATCTGGAACGTGAAGTGACGACGCTCGCTTGGTGCTGGCGGCTCGCACTTGTGGATGGTCGTGTCTTGGGCTTTACCTCCTGCGATGTGGATCTCGTCATCGACGGGGAGACCTACGAATCCTGTACGGGATTCGCGCCGACGGCAGTGTCCTCATCAAACGATCTTGCTACAGATAACCTTGATGTGGACGGTATGATTTCCAGCGAACGCATTACCGAGGAGGATATTTTTCTGGGGGTCTACGATAACGCCAAGATTCGTATTTTCATCTGCGACTATGAGCATACCGAGAATCACTTTATCCTGCGTGAAGGGACGGTCGGCAAAATCACGGCGGGAAAAACGGCGTTCAAGGCGGAGATACGCGGGCTCATGGATGCCTATCAACAGCAGGTCGGTCAGACGTACCAGCGCAAATGTCGGGCACGCCTTGGCGATGCACAATGTCAATGCAGCATCGTGAATGATACCGTGACGGGCAGGGTGACCGCTGTCCGCGCGGACGGCAGTATCTTTACCGATGTTTCCCGTGCAGACGACTTCTTTACCTACGGCGTGCTGACGTTTTCGTCGGGGTTGAACAAGGGCGCATCCTATGAGGTGGAACAGTCCCTTGCACGCAACGGACAGATCCGTTTCTTTTCGCCGCCGCTTCATGAGATCGTCGTCGGGGATACGTTTCATCTTGTTCCCGGTTGCAACGGAGAGCCGGATACCTGTAAAAAAAGATTTCACAACCTCATCAACTTTCGGGGCGAGCCGTATATCCCCGGCAACGACTACGCCGTAGGGTATCCGCTCAAGAATGGCGGCAACATTGTCCCCGAGGGGCAGTCGGTGCAGCTCCGAAGTTTCGAGTTCCAGAGGTGAGAGGAGAGAGAACAATGACGCGGGAGGAGATTGTAAACGAAGCGCGGCAGTGGATCGGGTGCAAATGGATTCATCAGGCGTGTGTGCGTGGTGTGGCGTGTGACTGTGTGGGACTTGTGCGCGGCGTGCACGCACAGCTCACGGGGGATGCCTTTGTCGGCGACTATGACTACCCTGCGACATGGCATCTCTTCAAGGAGGATGAAAAACTCTGTCAGGAGTGCAGGAAGTATCTTGATGAAATCCCTGTCAGGGAGGCAGGGGCGGGGGATATTCTCCTGTTTGGCTTTCGCCCGCGTTTTCCTGCGCATCATCTTGCAATTTTAACGGGCGATGGGACGATCATCCACTCCTATATGGACGTGGGGAAGGTTGTGGAGACGGCATACAACGAGGAGTGGCGGCACATGGCACGTTTTGCATTCCGCTACCCGGAGGCGGAGTAATGGCGACGATTGCGTTGACCGCAATCGCGGGCAGTCTTGGTGCAAATGCGTTCTGGCTGGGTGTTGCGGGATTTGTTGGCGGTATGCTCGATCAGCGGCTTTTTGCCGCAAAAATCAATACACATCAGGAAATCGGCAAACAGAGCGATCTCAAGATGCAGACCGCGAGCATGGGGACGCCGATCATCACGGGCTACGGCAGGGCGCGTGTGGCGGGCAATATCATCTGGGGGACGAAATTCACCGAGCACGTCCATACGAGTACGCAAAGTTTTGGCGGAGGTGGAAAGGGCGGCGGGGGTGGCGGCGGCAGCATTACAACAACGACCTACAGCTATACCGTATCCTTTGCAACGGCGATCTGTGCGGGTCCGATCAAGAGCGTTTTGCGGGCGTGGGCAGATGGTGTTGAAATCAAGATGCATGGGGCAGATGTTCCGATTGACTACACGCTCTATCTCGGGGACGAGGTGCAGCAGCCGGATCCGTTTATTGTGGGCATTGAGGGGGCGGACAACGTACCCGCCTATCGGGGGCTTGCCTACATTGTCGTGAAAGATTTGGACGTTGGCAAATTCGGCAACCGCATCCCGTCGCTCACGTTTGAAGTGGAATTCCCGGAAGATGGGGTCGAGGACATCATTCGGAATGTGACACGGGCGGCGGGGCTTCCCGTAGAGAAAATCCACATGGAAGGCATAGCGAATATGCGGGTCGAGGGCTTTACCGTTGCAGGGGACAAGACTTTTCGCAGTCAGATCGAGGCACTGCAAACCGTATTCCCGTTCGATGGATTTGCGTATGACGGGAATATTATTTTCCGCAAGCGTGGAACGGGCGATGTTGTCACTATTGACGCAGATGACCTCGGCGCACAGGAAAACGAGAGCGAAGAATCCGCACTGACCGCCGTACGCACCCCCGATATTGACTTGCCGAAAACGGTCAAGCTCGCCTATATCTCAAAAGACCGCAGCTATCAGGACGGGACTGCCTCCTATACCAAGGCAGTGGCGCATGGTGTCAATGAGGTGAGCCTGGATACAAGCCTCGTTCTAAAAGACAGCGATGCAGTGATGGTCACCGAACAGCGGATGAAGGAATACTGGGCAAGCCGTACGTCCTTTTCGTTCAAACTCTCCACCAGATACGCGACGGTACAGGCGGGCACCCTCATCGACCTTCCCTACAACGGCCGCAGCGTCAAGGCGATGGTGACAAACGTCAGCTATGGACAACCAGGGCTGAATGAGATCACGGCACATCTCATTCACGGGCAGACCTTCGCGGCGGTGAAACGTGACCTGGATACGGCAGGCAAGGAGCTCGCGCCGCCCACGCCGACAGAGGTGCGCATGGAGCTCATTGACACGGCTCAGCTTCCAAACATGGAGGGGGCGGGGGTCGTCTTTATCGCCGCCGCTTCGAAAATCTACTATGGGGCGCATCTGTATCGGAGTGTCGATAACGGCGTATCCTTTTCCCTTATCAAGTCCGACATTCGTGCGGGTATTATCGGAGACACCGTCTCTGCTCTTGGTGCAGGAACACCATACACATGGGACAACCGCAGCAGTGTCGACGTGCGCCTTGTGAGCGGGACTCTTGAGAGTCGGCAGGAGATTGATGTACTGAACGGTGCGAATCTCTGTATCATCGGTGAGGAACTCGTACAGTACCGTTCGGCGGTGCTGATTGCAGAAAACACATATCGGCTGTCAGGTCTTTTGCGCGGACAGTTCGGAACGGAGCACCATATCAAAGGGCATATACCGGGGGAGCGGTTTGTACGCATCCATGCGGATCATGTGGAAAAACTCACAGCACCGACGGCGGACTGGTTTAAGCCCTATGTTTACCGCTACGGCTCGGCAAGTTACGGTGTCACGCATGAGAGCTATCGGCAAACCTCTGTCACCATTCGTGCGAACTCCAGTATGCCGCTCGCCCCGTGCCATTTGGAGGGGCAGCGTGCAAAGGGCGGCGACCTCGTCATCACGTGGGTGCGGCGCACGCGCGGCGACGGTGATATGAAGGACTACACCGACGTTCCTCTGAATGAAACGGCAGAACGATATGAATGCTGCATTGTGAAGGACGGGAACGAAATACGCACCTTTGCCGTGCACGTGCCGCGTGCGGTCTATACCGCCGCCGAGCAGACGGAGGATTTTGGCGGGATACAGGGGAATGTGCGCGTGCGCGTCTACCAGATCAGTGAGACACGCGGGCGCGGCTTTGTAAGAGAGGAGATTATCTAATGGCAGACCGGACAAGCAAGCTGAACCTGCAATACATCGTCGCCAACCAGTCACAAAAGGAGGTCACAATCAATGCGGATCTCAACGTGCTGGATATGCTCGTACAGGCGACGGCGAAGGGCATAGCGAACGCGCCGCCCGCAAGCCCGGCTGAGGGAGAGATGTATATCATCGGCGACGCACCGACAGGTACATGGGAGGGAAAGGCGAAACACCTTGCGGGCTTCTTTGCCGGTGTCTGGCACATCGTCGCGCCGCGTGCGGGTTGGCGCGTATGGCTCGAAGAGGGGACGGCGATGCGGTATCAAGACGGCAGGTGGACGGATGAGGGGGCGGGACTGGACGACAAAGCCCCACTTGCATCCCCTGCGCTCACGGGGAAACCGACCACACCAACAGCGGCGCAGGGCGCGAATGACACGCAGATTGCAAACACTGCCTTTGTTGCACAGGCAGTCGCAACCCTTGTGAACTCCGCACCCGAGACACTGGACACCTTGCAGGAACTCGCCAAAGCACTCAACAACGACCCGAACTTCACGACAACGATGTTGAATCTGCTTGCAGGGAAGGTGAATAAGAGTGGTGATACAATAAGCGGCAATATTATCTTCACTCATAACAGCAATAACCCATACGCTAGTCCCACCATTCGCTCTATATTTCCCGCCCACTATTACCATAACTATTGGAGTGAATCGAACCCAACTGTATATATTCATGCCTATCCTAAAAACCTTCCATATAGCGGGTGCGAAAATAAAAGATCAATCTTTGCGTTCCGTGTCTTGAATGGTTCTGGTGAATTTAAGGAGTTTAGCTTAGATGTAAATGGTTTTCATGGGAATGCCGACACTGCAACCAACGCCGAAAAGCTAGGCAACATGACACTCACCCAACTCCTCGCCGAAGTAGATCGCCGCATCGCCGCAAAGCATCCGTAACAGAAAGGAGTGTGAAGCAATGCGTTTGGCGGTGAGTTCTACTGGAGGATGAATGAGAAGCGGGGCGCACATCAGCGGGTGTGCGCCTTTTGTATGCACGGAAAGGAGCAGAAATGGAAGCGGTCATTCATGTATTTCAAAAATTACAGGAGGGGTGGGGCGTGAAGCTCGCCCTGTCCTGCATTGTATCCATTGCAGCAGAGGAGCACGCGCAGATTTTCGCGGCGTTTGTCTTCCTCGTCTGCCTTGATCTGGTGACGAAGTGGCTGTCGCTCTCGCGGCGGTGCCTCATCGACCACGGGACGGAGCAGCCCGGCTTTTGGCAGTCGTTCATGGGACTGCGCAGGGCGCGGCAGCTCGGCTACATCCGCAGCGAGGAGATGCGCAAGCGGTTTGTGCACAAGATTCTGAGCTACATCGGTGTCGTTCTTGCAGCGGTGGTACTGGACTTTATGCTTGCGCGCGCACACGCCCCCGCATTTGCTACAAGTCTTGTCATCGGGTATCTCGCCATTACGGAGTTTATCTCCATCCTTGAGAATATGCAGGATTCGGGCGTGGAGGAGGCGGGTGCAATCGCAGAGCTCGCCCGCAGGAAGGGCGGTATCACAAAGGCGGGGGAGAGCTCCGCAGAGAAAGGAGAAAAGTGATATGGAGCGTGTGACGGTAAAGAATACGGGACTGGAAATCGACCACAACCGGCTTGAGACACGCCGCAAGACGGATATGGCGGTGGTCCATCATACGGGGAATCCGTGGGACGACGACCTCTCGGCGGCAGAGATCGACGCAAGTCACAAGGCGCAGGGATGGACGTGCATCGGCTACCACTACGTCATCCGTAAGGATGGGACGGTGGAGCAGGGCAGACCGCACTGGACAGTCGGTGCACACGCCTACGGGGAGAACTCTCACACCATCGGGATTCACGTGTGCGGGAACTTTGAGATCGGCGAGCCGACATCTGAGCAGATCGAAAGCCTTGCCATGTTGCTGGCGAATCTCTGTACCGACTACGGGCTGCCGATTGACCGCGATCACATTGTTGGGCATCGGGAGCTCATGTCGACGGCGTGTCCGGGGAAGAATCTCTATGAGATGATGGATACGATTGTCGGGAAAGCGGCGTTTTATGCGGCGCAGTAATTGATTGGAGGTAAAATTATGAAGAGGGTTTTTATTTCGCAACCGATGCGTGGGCGTAAGCATGAAGAGATTCGTGCGGAACGTGATGCAATTTTGGCGCAGATTACGGAGCACTTTTATGGGGAGTGTGTAGAGGAGATCAAGAGTTTTCTTCCCAATGAGTTCCATACGGCGGGGTTTAAGAATGTTGCGCTGGCATATCTTGGAAAGAGTCTTATGTTGCTCGCGGATGCGGATGTTGCTGTGTTCGTGCAGGGGTATGCAGAGGCACGCGGTTGTCGTATCGAGCATGAGGCGGCGGTCGCGTACGGTGTGGAGCGCGTGTATGTGTAGGGGGTGGGTGTCATGCTATATCGGGCGCGGGCTGTCGTTATAAGATACAGGGCGGCGTTGTTGGTGATGCTGTGTGTGGTGCTCCTCGGTGCTGCGTATGCGCTCGGACGGAGTTCTGCCTCGGAGCAGACGGCGGCGGAAAAGACCGCCGTCATGACGCAAGAGCAAACGCAGGACGCAGAGCAGCTACGGGCGCAGCTCGATATCTCCAAGAGTAACGCTGAGGCTCTGCAGCGGAGACTTGCGGAGGTACAGGCGGGACAGCGTGCGCCTACGGTTACGTACCATGTCACAGCTCCCACGGTGGAGCGTGCTGCGCAGGTAGTAGAGCGGCAGATCAGGGAGGACAATCCGACATTGCCACGGGCGGTGCGTGAGAAGTCTGATCGTACGGCCGTTACGCCGATTACAAAGGATAAGGACGGCAAGCAGTTGCCAACTGAGGAGCAGAAGGTTGACGTCTATAAGATCAACCTCCGAAAAGACCACCGCATTAAGGCGGGGGCATCCGTCATTGACGGCAAGCCGCTTATGTCGATTGGATATGAGCAGGGACGCTTTGAGGCTCTTGCGCATTTTGACGGCGGGCGATATAAGGGCGCGACGGTGATGTATAACGTCGCAGAGTGGTAATTGCTGCCCCGGGGCTTCGGCTTCGGGGCTTATTTTTTTATGCCCCTAAAAACATAACCATAAAAATAAAAAATATGTACATAAACCATTGATAATAATGTATATAAATACTATAATATAATCAAGATAAAGGTCAGGGGCACAAACCCCAGAAAGAGGAGGAAATCAAAATGAAAACAATTGCAACACGTCAGAATCTCTCGGTATACGAAATCAGCCGCTCGAAGATTCGGTACGCATGGGCTGATGGACGGATGACCACGGCAGCCGTAAATTACACGCAAGCTGGGCGGGCGTACTTCACCAGCCGCGGACGACGCATCCACCTAGACAGCCTCAATGGGAACTGCAACGAAATCTTTGTTTGAAAAACGGGAGGGGCGAAAGCCCCTCTTGTATCAAAAGGAGGAGAAACCATGGCAAAGAACAAGCAAATTTATATGAACCCCGCGCTTGCAGTGCTCGAAGCGGACGTGAAGGAGACAGGGACGAGCTTCTCTGCCCGCCTCGGCGAGATCGTCGAGCGGTATGGAATCCTACTCGACCTCGAAGAGCTGCCAGACTTCTCGGAGGAAGAGACGGAGATCCTAAGTGAGGTAATCTGCGGGGCAGGTGTCGACCGCCGCAAAGTGCGTGGACTCCACCTTGATGTGCTGGATGCCGCCTCCGGCACACAGGAGGAGCGTGATGCTCTGAGCAGGAAGGTCGAGGAAATGACTGCGGGGCAACGTATCAAATTGATTGAGATGCTGGGACAATGAAGAAAGGCATTTCGACGAAAGCGCCCCGCACATGTCGCAGGTGCGGGGTTGTTTTTGACGGCGGTCCGCGTGCGTGGTACTGCCCTGATTGCAGAGAAGTGCGACAGAGATTATATAAGGCAAGAGCTAAAGAAAACCGAAAGACGGGGAAGAGCATAACCCTTGGAGAAAGTATAGGGAAATGCGAAGTATGTGGGAAGGAGTTTGTCTATGCGGCGGCGCGGCAGAGATATTGCCCATACTGCGCAAAAGAGGCGTGGAAAGCATCCGATCGAGAGCAGGGGATAGAATATTATCACGCCCACAACACGGAAGAGAAGCGAACTGAGCGCAGCAAGAACAGGCGCGAAGTATATGCCAGAAGGCCTCGAAAAAAGTGTAAGGTCTGCGGGAAGGAAATACCTCTAGGGAGTTACAGGAAAAGATACTGCTCTGCTGGTTGCGCAAAAACCGCGCAACGGTATCAAGAAATGGAGAGCAAGTTACGAGCAGGGCGGCGTAAGAGCATCCCGACGTGGAGAGAATGGATAAAGCAACATAAGAAATAGAGGGACAGCGTATCGTGCGCCGTCCCCTCTGTTTTTTGT